ACAAAGAAACTTCCAGATAAAATATTGGAAAAATGTTGTTACCCCTGGCATTCGTTCCTTCAGAAAAGTAATGGGTAAATATCTATTAGGCCAACTTAAACGGAATTTAAAACTTATTGATCAATGGGCTGAAAATGCAAGGATCGGATCTTATCCTGTACCTGAAGATTTGATATTACAATCCAACCCTGAAAATGAATTACTTCAAAAAGTGGAACGCCCTGAATACTTGAAATCTATTCAACGTGAAAAAGAAAGGATGGAAGCTGAATTGGATGAAACCATTGTACCTGTTTCAGAACTATCCTTGGATATTAAAAACAAAGATATTGGATGGGATGTAGATGTATTTGGAATTCAAGAAGCATTGGGTGAACGAATGAGTTCATTGAATAACATCAATAATCTTACTTTTGAAAGAGTCCTTACTAAAGTGAAAGATGTAATAGACGTATCTATTACTGAACGCCTAACAGTTCAGCAAACAGCAAAGGCATTGCGTGATAGCATGGGAAGTATTTATAAGAGAATGGCTAAATTCAGAACCAATACAATTGCCCGGACTGAAATTGGTATCATACATTCAGATACCAGATTTTCAATAATGGAAGCTGCTGGTGTTAAAGAAATTGAATGGCTGGATGCTAAAGATAGTCTTGTCAGGGATGGTAAAGGTGGTGGGTTCAGCCATAGACCATCAGCCTTTAAAAAAATAAAGGTTCCTTTGGGTACTGCATTTAATAATGGTGAGAACATCAGGTTTCCAAGAGATACGCATGGAACATCTGCCTTAAATGTTATTAATTGTCGCTGTACTTTTAGAGCAGTTAAGCCTAAAGATTAGGGGGCTTAACACCGCCTGTTGTAAACAGAATCTTTTCCTTCTTCCTTTCTTTCCTGAGTTCGGCTGTTACGATTCTGTGGTGCCTTTGGCATAGCCAAGTTATTTCAAGGGGTTTATCATAATCTTTATGGTGTATCATTACTTTTTTTGCACCACATTCTTCGCATGGTTTCCGTTTTATTTTACCCCTTTTTAGATATGATCCAGCATAACTTCTGCAAGAATCTTTCTTCTTTTGTTCTGGAGTCATGATGTGTGTTTTTCTCCATTCCCGCATATATTTTGAATGGCATTCTGTACAATATCTATTTGGAAACCTATCATTAGGTTTATTGCATTTTCCGCATAACTTTGATGGGTCGGGTTTCATTTTAGGAATTGATTTTGGGATTTTAAGATCATATTTATATGGGTTTGAAATCATATCTTCAGCATGTTTTTCACGATGACATTTTAGGCATAACCATATTATTTCAAGTGGCTTTGAATAATCTTCATGATGCATTTGGAGATTATTCTTAGAACCGCATTTATTACAAGGTTCTTTTTTAATTTTTCCACGTTTCAAATATGTGTTCGCATAGCTTCTGCGACTACTTTTTATTGCCTGGTTGTTGTTGGCCTAATAGATATTTACCCATTACTTTTCTGAAGGAACGAATGCCAGGGGTAACAACATTTTTCCAATATTTTATCTGGAAGTTTCTTTGTTCGGTTCGCATACTTTTTTCATCTTCTACAGGATCATTTTCAGGATCATCAACTTCATTTTCTTCCAATGCTTGTTCAGCTGGTACCAGATTAAAACTAACCAATGCAGTTTTAAGCCATTCGTATTGACCTATTTCCAGATTCAATTCTAATCTTCTATTAACCTCTTCCAAAGGCACATTCATTTTAACAAGCTGGGCAGCCTGTTCAAGTTTCATAGTAAAGTTTTCTGCCAATGCTTCAACATTTGAATAGTCAGATGTTAATGCGTATTTCCGGTTTTCAACATTACAAATCCATTGATCATTAATTGATTTTAATATTCTTTTATCAAATGGAATAACCGTTTTTGTCCAGAATGCTTTATCAGCAACTGATGCTGTTGCAAAATTCAGATCCTCATAAATAGTTACTTCAGATTTTGGCACCCGGTATACTGCTAAAATTTCATCCCTTGAATATTTTAATTGTTCAAGATACTGCATGTCAATATGTGATCTCTGGAATGCCTGATATTTTAATCCATAAGTAAGAACAGCAGTTTTACCTGCATTATCCGGCCCGGAATAAAGTTCATCGAATTCTTTTCGCATCCTCTTTACTTCTGCTGCTGTTGGATTTCCTTCAGTTTCTAATGTGCCGCCAAGTGATGCGTTATTATCAAAGAACGCTTCATTTACTTTCTGGGCTTTGGCATTGGTTCTCATTCCACCAGTGGCAGCAGTTAACGGGGACTGGCCCCTAAAAATATCATGGGGATTATAAAGTCTAATCCTGATTACTTCTTCAGGCAGATAAAAAACAGTAGTGGTTCCAGCAGTTAATTTCCAGCCTTCAAGAATGCCTGATTTTGATTTTACGGGATCTATTAATGAATCATCAAATGGCCATAATTCTTTTGGAATATCACCATTCTTTAAATTTACAATCCTATTACTACCACTTTCAGCCAATATAAAACATTGACCACCATGAGTAGTTCTGGTGGGTAATAATAATGCCAGCATAACAGCTTCCCAGAAAGCCATTCCATCCATCAAAGGATTTGGGTTATTAAGTAAATCTAATATTTTATGTTCATCAATAAATTCTTGTTCTTTGGTTTTTTTAAGATCCAATACCTTTGGAACCTGTAGCATATTAGTTGTGATCGCTTGGCAAGCAGCATACACCCACACATTTTTTTGATAGGGTTTATCAACAACTTCATTTTCAGCAGCTGTTAACCTGGGGGATTTAAAAAAGTTTGGATCAAGATTTGGAAAGGCTTTCAGCATACTGTTGATATTTGCCATCATCAATATTTCTTGTGCAGCTTCAGCAGTTGTTTGCAGTTCTTTACTCTTTTTTTTGGGAATAGCTTTAGTTAATGAAAGTCCGGCAAGTGTGGATGTAAATTGTTTTTTCCGGCCTGAAGATTTCTTATTTGTCTTAATATTCATTTTATTCATAGCCACCTCAAAAATTCAATGCATATAATATAACGCATTTATTTTAAATATTGCAACTAAAATCTAATCAGGTATAAATCCATTGGACTTTTCTTTGTTTTCTGGCTTGATAAGCAATGCCCCAAGCAAAAATAGAATCATCATGTTCACCTTGTTCGGCTTCATATTTCCCGCCTTTATCAACAAAGGTTCTGCCCTCTGATATTAAAAAAGGATCATTTACTTGAATCCAACCCTCCTGAACAGCTTCAGCCAGATCATCTAATAATATAGGCCGGGTCTTTCCATTTGTATGCCACCCAACTATTCTTTCAGTTGGTTTCAGACCCTTTCTTCCTTTATCCAATACTTTTTCATGATAATATAAATGCTGGTATGAAAGCGTATTCATTGCTGTATTGAGAACAGAAGCACCATGATAATTTGATTCGATAGCTAAAATTGCATCATTATACTTTATGGCAAGATCAACAAGTTTTTTTGCAAAAATATGGGGCGGCCATTTACCCCGGAGCAAAGCAGCTTGATTGCCTGTCCTTTTATTAAGCACCCCACCGCAACAGAAATCAGAATCAACTTCACCACCAGAAGTATCTGCACCAATTACATATTCTGTTTTCTTCTGTGGATTCTCCCAAGTTACTGTTCCTTCAGTTTCATTAATTGGTTTCCTGCAATTTCTTTCCAGCTTCCCGAAATCCCATTCACTGAAGAAAATAGATCCACGAACTAAAAAGGCTTCCATCCAATTAGATGGATATTCCTGGGGAAATAGTTTCTTGCTTTTCTTCATCTTGGATCTTCGCCATAACATCTGGGAAAATGTCAATTTGTATTTCTTCATCACTTCCTTATCTTCTGATGTAATGGTATCCAGATAATCTTCTTTTCTTAATTTTGTTGAATTCAATACATTAAGGGGATTTATAAACCAAGGATAGAACAGTGGGGTATAATCATTTGTACCTTTGATGGCATCCTTCCATGTTTCATAGAACCATCCCTGTGCGCCATTACCTGTTGATTCTAAATTCATTTCACCTTCTAACGCCTGGGCTAATCCATAAATAAGATTATCTATATCTTCAAACTTCCCAGGCCAAAAAGCAACTTCTGATCCGTGAAACCTGTCCAGCCTATCACCACGCTTCAACCCTTTAGATCCAGCGGTACCTATTGAGAATGTAGAACCGATGGATTTATTTTCAATGAACATGTTGGTATCATCCAATCCATCCGGGCGTTCCGGGTCCATCATAGCCATTTTACCAACCATCTTAAATATCGTTTTTGTATCTGGGATTGTATGCCCTACTGTTAAGCAATTTGAATTTGAAATGGTGGTAACGTATTTATAGGAGATCATCTGCTCCCATGTGGTTATTCCAACTCGTCTACTTTTTAATGTAAGGAAATGTGGAGGCTTGCCCTGCTTAACTGCTTTGTCTTTGTTTTTTTGGTGAAGAATCTGCATGGGATTAGGCATTAACTTTACTCCTTTCCTGTTCCTGTCTACAACCCATACTCTTTGTTCTGCAAATTCTTCAGGAGATAATCCAGCGTATTCCATTA